TCTTTAATATTAGCAGATTCAGCAGTCAATTGTCCTGCCATATATGTATCACCTGTGGCAACATCTACTGTAAAATTACCCAATCCAATATTAAATGTTGTTGCATCAAAAGTAAAATTGGCATCATCTTCTAATTCACCATCAACGCCAGCAATAACAATTCTATTATCTGTCAAATCTTCAACATTCGCACTTGCCATGGATGTCTGACCGTCAACATCAAAATCGCCCGCCGTATACATATTACCTGTAGCAACATCTACTGTGAATTTACCTTGTCCAATATTAAATGTAGTAGCATCCATAGTGAAATTAGCATCATCTTCTAATTCGCCATCAATACCAACAATAACAATTCTATTATCTGTTAAATCTTTGATATTAGCAGATTCAGCAGTCAATTGCCCTGCCACATATGTATCACCTGTAGCAACATCTACTGTGAATTTACCTTGTCCAATGTCAAATGTTGTTGCGTCAAAAGTAAAATTAGCATCATCTTCTAATTCGCCATCAATACCAACAATAACAATTCTATTATCTGTTAAATCTTCTATGTTGGCACTTGCTAAAGTTGATTGGCCATCCACATGTAGAAAACCATTTATAAGTGTATTTCCGGTTGCCCATAAATTTCGAACTTGTAAATCTGTCCCGCGAGTACTCCAGCTATTAAGTGCTTCATCCCAAACAAAAAATACATTAATATCATCGCCCCGATGAATTTCAAATCCAACATCTTCACTAGCAGGCCCAGTATGGTCATAATTCATTCCCACAATTGGATCTGCAATGAACAAGTCGATTGTATCAATAGTAGTAACAGTACCATTAACATCTAAGTTTCCTTGAATTACTACATCTCTATTAACTTTTAAATCTCTGTTAATTTGAACATCTTCTTCTGCAATTACTCTTTCGCCACTCAAGAATAATCTATCACCAAATTTAATTTGTTCTGCCATATCAATTTCCCAATACAATATTATATATGATAGTATTTATCATTCTAGAATTATACGCACAAAAAAAACCCGGAAGCGAACTCCCGGGTCTTATTGATTAATCGTTTAAGTAAAACTTATACGAATGCTAGGTTTGATACAGCGATTTTTGAAACATAATCTGCTGCGTTGCCTAGTGATGATGCTGTGTTTGTTAGCTCAACGTAACCGTAGCGTGTCATGAATGATACTACTGGCTCGAATGATGCTGGATCAACAACAACGCCTGATGACATTAGAGGTACATATGGGCAATAGAATGCTGCTGCATCGATTTCGCCTTGGCCTTTATAGCCTAGAAGTACTGGTGCATCGTCTGCTGCATATGTGTTTACATAGATACGCATTGTGCCATTTAGAGTACCAACGAATTTTGTATTTGTTGGTGCTTCGAATGTGCCTTCTGTTGTACGTGCAAATGCTGATGTAGTTGCTGACTGTAGCACTGTTAGTGCTGACGGTGATACAACTGCCCAGTTTGCTGCACCGCGACGTGTGCGCTGTGCTACTAGGTTTGCTTGTTGGTTGATTAGCGTTGCTAGAACTGCATGCTTGTCACCTACGAATGTTGGTGTACCAGTGAATGTCTGTGACATATCAAATGATGCGCCTTGTGTCGCAAGATTTTCTAGTGAACCTAGAACTTCTTGGTCGATTTCAGCAGTGATTTCCATAGCAAGTGCTGCCATGATTTCTGCTTCGATATCTAGGCCGTGCATTGCGTTTGCATCTTGTGCTGCTTCGAATGTCCAACGTGCTGATAGTTTGCGTGTTTTTGCTTCTACTGTCTGCTTTAGGACTTGGATTGACATACGGTTACCCGCAGTACCTTCCATTGATGCTGTTGCTGCTGGTGCGCCTGCTGCGTCACCTGAGTAGTTCTTAGCAATTTCAAATGGTGATAATGCTTCCGCGCCTGCTGTTACGCCTGCTGCTGTGTCTGAATAACGAACACGTAGCGTGTGGATTTGACCTACTGGACCTGTCATTGGCTGAACGCCGATGATTTCGTTTGCAATAACTGTTGGCATCACACGACGGATAACTGGAAGGATCACTTTGTTAAGTGTCGCAATGTTACCTGACTGTGTTGCGCCTGCTGTAGCTGACTCGTTAAGAGCAACTTTTGTGTTTTCTAGAACTGATGACATAACGTCACGCTTTGTTCCTTCTAGACCTTCTAGAAGTGCTTCACGTGTTGTGTCCCAGTTGTTACCTTCAAAAAGATTTTCCATCTTTTTATCTCCTGTAATAAGTGTTTATAGTCCTGCTAATTTCTTTAGCACAACAATATTAGCATCATCACTTGATTTCGTTTCTGCATCTTTTGATACTTCACGATTACCAGTATGTTCTGTGACTTTGCCTTCAGTTAGGGTTGTTTTTGTTTCTGCTTGCGCAGTAACGTTTTCATTTAAAACTGCTGGTAGATACTTCTTAAAAGCAGCCTTTAATTTTGAAGTTTTTACTGATTCTAATAAATCAGACATTACTCTACGTTTCTCGCCTGCTAGTGGTGATAATAGAGAATCCATCTCAGTCTTACGTGACATGCGATCTTCCATTACACGCTGCTTGCGTGATGCTTCAGTAATAGCTGCTTCTTTATCAGCAATCATTTCCTCTAATTCTGCAACTTTTTTCGCAGATTCGTTTAGTTTGCCGTTCATTTTTGCGACTTCAGTGCCTTCATTTAATTGTGAAGACATAAATTCACCTGCAAATGCTTCGAACAACTTGCGACCAAATTCATTTTCTTTGGCTGCTGTGATGTCCTCTTTAAGTGCAGTTAATTCTGAACGTAGAGCATTGGAAATTGTACTTTCTACTAACTCTGCTGAACGTTTAACAAAAGACTCTTTTGTTTTCAAAAGTAGTTCTTTGCCTTCTGCTACCATGCGTACTTTAGTTTCTACTAATTCACGCTTGTCGTTGTGGAACTCTGCAAGTTCACGTGCTAATTGTTTTGTAACAAATTGCTTAGTTTTATCTAAATTCTCTGCTACTTTTACACGGTCATCTCGTAGTTCTTTGACTTCGGTTGCAAGTTGAGAAGTAATGAATTTTTCAAGGATTTTAGCGTGTTCAGAAATTGCTTTCTTATACGCAACTCGTTCTGCGATTAGAGATTCGCGGTCAGTTTTAAATTCTTCCATTTCAGCACGGATTGCTGTTTCCAACATATTATCCATAGCTTCAACGATAACACCTTTATCGTGTTCGAATTTCTGTGCGAATTCTTCACGCAACTCGGCTGTAATTTCCTCTCTTGCTTCATTTAGTTTTGCTTCCATAGCCTCTGTAATAGCGGCACCAGCCTCTTCGGATAGTGCGCCTGACTCTAGAAGGTTAGCAAGGATTTCGTTTGCCATTGTTGCTTCTCCTGTTAAAGTTTCAATTCACGAATGAATTTAACTATTTGTTCTGATAAGTACTGTTGCGCAGCCTTATCACTGTGTGCATGTTGTGCGAGTTGCCAAGCTTGGTAACCGCCTTTCATGTTCATCAATCCCTCGTAGATCGCCTTTGGGTATGCATCTGGTGCACTAGGCTGCGCTACGATATCTACTGTAACAATTTCGAAATTTTTCACATTACCCTGAGAATCAACTTCACCAGCACCACGAGATGAGACACCTAATGTGGCCCCTGATTCGATTAATGTTCTGATAATGTTACCCATTGGTGTAGGAACAATTTTCAATTTGCCATAGCCATTAGGACCATCCATCCACATATTCTCAATCATATGAGATACACGATCAACATTTACTGTTAACTCTGGTGGGTGGTCACATTCTCCAAGAACTGGAAAGCCTTCAGTAATTTTCTTCTGGACACTTTCCACTGCTCTTGTGATTTCAGAAACTGGATAAACACGCTGGTTTGCATTCTTAACGCCGCCTTGGACGAAAATGCCTTCCATGAACATACTCTTTTCACCATTTTCATTCTCTACGATACGTGATTTCACGCCCGCTTGATTATGAGATAGTGTTTCAATAAGTATTGTCATTGTATTTCTCCCAATCTCTGTGGATTACTTTGCAGGTTTCATTGCTGGTGCAGATTTATTACCTGACACGTTAACGTTACCTGTATTCATATCTTTTGCTGCTTCACCGGTACCGCCTGATGTGTTACCATCATTTGTTTTAACTGGTGCTGCATTTGAATCATCGCCTGGACGCTTTGCGTTTGCATTGACTGTTGATGCTACATTGTCGCCATCATCGCCTTCAGAAGCTGAAACTGGAGTTACATACTCATTAAGTTCTTCTTCTTCTTCTTCAGTTGATTCTTCTAAATCTAATTCGAATGATTCTTCCATATCATCTTCTGCATCATCTTCTGCATCATCTTCCATGTCCATGTCCATGTCATCATCTTCAGCGTCATCGCCTGCCATGATTTTTTCAAATTCTGCTTCTAGTTCTGCAAGTGCTGATTCTAGATCATCTACACGTGCTTCAACGTCATCTTCTGAATCGTCATCCATATCACCCATTTCTAGGTCATCTAATGCTTCATCATCTTCCATCTCATCTTCATCATAAAATTCTTCTGATTCGATTTCATCTGCGTCTGCTTCTAGTTCTTCTGTGTCATCTTCTTGATCAAGTGATAAATCACCTTCTTCTAGTTCTTCTTCTTCTGACTCATCAAGATCCTCAAGGTCTTCTTCTACAACTTCATCACTTTCGTTCAAAAGTTCCTCGTGAATTTGACGAGCGTTCTCTACGATGAAATCATGTAGTAGCTCTTCGGCTGCTGCACGTTCTTCGTTGATAAGAAGTTCTAGTACTTGTTCTAGTTTGCTTCTTGACATATTATGTCTCCTTATCTAAAGTTAAAGCCACGCCAAAATAATAGTGGCAAGGTTGTAGAAACACTCTTGTTTCAAAAGTATTTATAAGTAAATTTTTAATTGTTTGTGAAATAGCAAAAAAACGGCTATTTTCAGCCGTTTTTCAGTCGTAGAGATATTTAGTTCACTTCATATGGCTAAAACATACAATATAATTAAAATATTAAATATATTTTACATCTCAGCAGAAGATGATTCTGCCGAACCACCATATTGAGTTTTTAACTGTTCACTCTTTAAACTTTTTTCATAATTACGATAATCACGTATTTTTCTAAGTTTTGATAGATGGCGTAAAGTCAAACGAACCTTTCTGGTATCGTCCAAACTTGCAACTACCGACTTATCTTCGGTGGGATCATAATTTTCTTTTAATTCTGAATATCTCATATTAGTATTTATACTTCTTCGTCAGTTTCGGCATTTTCTGAACCATCAATAACTGAACCACCTTCTGTATCATCTGCATCAGTTTCATCAAAATCAAAATCATCCTCACCAAAATCTGAATCCGATGGCGCAGCACCAATATCTTTCATACCAAATCCTTCTTCATTACTTGAAGTAATATCGTTCTCTTCACGCCACATTCTTTCATTTTCAAGTATCTCATCCTTTGATAACCCTAAGAAACGCTCAAGTGCAAATCTCTTACTAATGTAATCAGACCCCTCAATAGATGAAAATACATTCATTGCAACTGCATCAACTTCAGCCTGGCGGAATTTACCAAAGTTCTGTGGATCATTGAATTTTAAACTGAATAATGAACTTTCAACTTGAACACCTCGATGCTTTAAAAACATCTTAAATTCTCTATCAAATTCATCAATAATTAATGATTGAATACGCTCACAGAACTTTGTAAATCTAAACTCTTCAATCATTGCAGTACCAACACGGCCATCATTGTAAATGCCACTATCCCCACCTTGACCAAGATATGATGTAGGCACTCGCAATCCACGCATTAACTTATCATTAAAATATTTTAAATCGTCAATTTGTCCTAGATTCTCACCACCAGGCAGAGTTTCAACTTTAGAACCACGACCCTCTGCAGTCTGTGCAAAGAAATAATCTTCCATTATCGATAAAGGATTATATGCACTATCTGTAATATTCTGTCCACCACCAGTCTTAGATGGAATACGTCTTTGATGAATCTCACCTTTAATACGTTCTAAGTGTGCACGTGCCTTATGTGTTGGCATAGATCCAACATCAATATAAAATACACGGCGTTCGGGTGCACGTTGTACACGATAGATTAGAATGGCATCTTCTAATAATTCTTTTTGCTTGTAAACTTTGAAGATAGGCTCTAGAATTGAATTACCGAAAGGCCAAAAACCATCTACACCCTCACTTAACGAAATATGAATTACATGATTAGCATCTACTGGTGTAGATTTTTGTTCGTTTGCAAACTTAGCACCAGCACCGCTATTATAACCCTGCATCGTGTTACCATTTAAAGATGGCGCACCCATTGATCCCACACCATGATTTGTTAGTTTACTTTGGTCAGCAGTTACATTCATACTTTCAATATTAATGTCCATATCTTTAATATAATATGCTTCTACCTTTTTACCTTTGCCTTCATTGACAATTACTTTGTCAACTTTTGCAGGATCAACCCAGTATAATTTGTATGTTTCCGGATCACGAACAAACATTTGATCACCATATTTAATAGCATTTCTAAAAATACGGAATATACGTTTGTTTAATTTATTAAGACTTACCCATTGTTTAAGTGTACGACCAATAACATCACTTTCACTTTCTGTAGGCTCACTAGTAAAGTTTATCTCAAAAGGAATTTTATTTTGTTCATCTTTTAATGTAGAGAATTCAGCAATAATATCAAGTGCTGCATTAACTTCACTATCTAAATCCATTTGGTCGTATTGGCCATATCGCTGTACACGATTAGGTTGCCCCTGATAAACTTCAGGTAACCAACTACTGTAACGTTTATTTGATGCTTCACTGCCGCTATCAGTGTTGGTAGTTGGTGACCGCTGCGGTAAACCATCATACGTTTTAAAATATTTTTTCCAAGTTGCCATTTTTATTTCCTATAAACCTTATACTAACATATTATTTAACATTTGTCAATATAATATTAATTTTTTACATTTTTATTATTTCAATCGTTTTGCTAAATTCACTGAAGAGTGCCCACCATTTTGTTTAGTGCACTTATTAATTTATC